AGTCTCGTTTCAAGAACGGATTCATTGTAGACGGTTTCACTGGTCACAACACTGGTGATGTAAACTCCGCAGACTACATGTGCTCCATCGACATGGAAGCTGGCGAACTTCGCCCATTCTTCTCTATGCAGAACATCAATCTGATTGAGAAGAACTCAACTGCTGCCGCTCGTGTAGCTGCAAATTACAAGCTGTACGGTGATGTTATCACCCTGCCAGTTATCGAACACATTCCTCTAGTTAAACAAGAGTATGCTTCTCGTTTAGAGAACATTAACCCATTTGCCATCTTCACGTTCCTAGGTAACGTGACTCTAACTCCAGCTTCTGACGACTGGTTTGAGGTTGATCGTCGTCCAGATCTAGTCGTTGAGGTTGAGGGTAATTTCAACACTATCAAGAACATGTCTGAGAAAGCTGGCATTCTTGGTACTGTTTGGAATGCTTGGCAGACTCAATGGACTGGCACTCCTTACCCAACTGGTGAGCGTACCGTATATACTGCTGGTGATAACTGGGCTTCTGGTTTTGGTGATGTTCGTATTTCTATTGAAGAGATGCGTCAGCGTTTTGGTGTTGGTAATAATAGCCAAATTGACAATGCCCGTCAGGTAACTGTCGAATCTACTGCATATCAAGTCGGTCAATCTCGTACTGGCACTAAAACTAGCTTAATCACTAAGATTGATCGTCAGGTTGTCGGCGACCGTGTGTTGTCTACTGCAGCTATCCCATACATCCGTAGCCGCAATGTGCTTGTGCAGGTTCGTGGTCTGAAACCAAACACACGCTTCTACCCATTCTTTGATGATGTTGATGTTAGCTCTTACTGCACTCCAGCAGCAAAGATGGTTTATACTGTCGGTTCTGGAACATTTGACCATGAAACAAACGTAGGTGGTCTTTCTTCTGATAATGAGCGTCGCATTAACGGAGACTCTCAAGTTTGCTTGAACCGTGGTGATGTTATTAAGGGTCAGACTTCTGGCGCAGCTGCAGTAGTTGTTGGTAAAGAATACAACCCAGACACTGGTGTTCGTTCTCTATTCCTAGCGAACATTAAGGGTACGTTCAATGCTTCTGAAACTATCGTTGGTAATGTTTCCGGAGCAACTGGAACAGTTTCTTCTCTAACTCTGTCTTCTACTGGTGGTAACATAGTATCTAACTTCAGTGGCGACGTTGTTCTTCTGTTCAACATTCCTAACACTGAAGCTGTACGTTTCCGTACTGGTAATCGTGAATTCAAGCTGGTTGACACGAACCAAGCTCAAGGCGAATTCACTTCACGTGGTCGTGCAATGTACCGTGCTCAGGGTGTTCTTGAGACACGTCAACAAACAGTCAATGCAGTTCGTAACGCAGAGATCATCACAGAACCTACTGTTGATAACCGAGTTATTGTTCAAACTTCTAGCCGTGTCGTAGCAGACACTGGTTGGTGGGATCCTCTTGCGCAAACTTTCCTTGTTCAGAACAAGGGTGGTGCGTTCTTGTCTAAGATTGACATCTTCTTCGCTTCAAAAGACTCTAAGATTCCAGTAAACTTAGAAATCCGTGAAGTTGTAAATGGTTATCCAGGTAAGTTGGTTCTACCTTTCTCTAAGGTTTCTATTAAGCCAGAGCAGGTAAATCTATCAAACAACTTCGTGACTGTTGATGGCGTCCAAGTTCCTAAGTACGACACTCCAACAACATTCACTTTCCCTTCTCCAGTCTATGTTCAGGACAATGCAGAGTATGCAATCGTCCTATCATCTGATTCTAACAATTATAAGGTTTGGATTTCTCAAGTAGGCGACACGATCCCTGGATCAAGCCGCACTATTTCTGAACAGCCTTACATGGGCGTGTTCTTCAAGTCTCAGAACGCATCTACTTGGACTGCTGACCAGATGCAAGACTTGAAGTTTACTATCTACCGTGCTAAATTTGATACTAGTTCTATTGCTGATGTTGAATTTGTTAACGATGCAGTTCCATATCAGATGCTTGACTACGATCCACTAGAGATTCGCAGCGGATCTACCAAGGTTCGTGTCTGGCAAAAAGATCACGGCATGCCAGCTGGCTCTCGTGTTGTTATCACTGATCTTGACACCAATCGCTTAACTGGCGTTTCTGGTACTGGTACTATTACAACTTCTACTTCTACTACGGCACTAACTGGCGTTGGTACTAGCTTCACTACGCAGCTTTCTGCAGGTAGCGTTATTTACACTACTGCTGGTGTTTACGTTGGTAAAGTAGCATCTGTCACTAGCAACACTGCTGCAGTTCTTGCTGCTAATGCTGCAGTTGCTCTCTCAGCTGGAAGTTCTTTCAAGTACACAGCACCAGTGAATGGTATCCCAACAACTGATATCTACACTACTCATATCATCAGCGATGTTGATACTGACTCTTACTGCGTTACTGTGAATAGCACTCCAACTTCTACTGGTTATGGTGGTGGTAAGACTATCCGTGCAACTCGTAACTACCAGTATGACTCAGTTCAACCTATTATGCAACTTCAGACCTTCTCTGAAACTGTAACTACAGTAGGATTGAAGGGTGCTTCTGGTAAGTCGGTTGATAGCAGCACTCAGATTGCCTACATCCCAGAGTCTGGTTTCTCACCAGTTCTACCAAACGAGAACAACCAGTTCTACGCTCCGAAGGTTATCGCCTCTGAGATCAACGAGACTAACGCTATGAGTGGAGCTAAGTCTGTTACTTTGAATGTAACTATGCAATCAAGTAATGACTCTCTATCTCCAATCCTAGACACTCAGCGTACTTCTCTGATTATAGTCAACAACAAGGTTAATAGCCCAACTGAAGCTAATGTCAACGTAGGTGTGTTGGATGAAAATACTCTGATTACTGCTAATACTACGATCGCATTCAGTGGAAATACTCTGACTTCTACAAACGCTACTGCTCGTGATATTCTTAAGACTATCACAGTAGGTAAGTACTTGACTATTAGCGGTTCGACAAGTGCATTGAATGATGGCACTTTCCTAGTTACTAACCAGACCGACGATGGAACTACTGGAACTATCACTCTAAACGCATCGTTCACAACACAAACTGCTGGCGCTTCTATTACTCTGAAGCAACGTGAGATGTTTGTTGATGATATTGCTCCTGTTGGTTCTACATCATACAGCAAGTATGTAACTAAGAAGGTCAATCTGTCTAACGCATCTACTTACCTTCGTGTGCGTTTCGCTGCTAGTATCCCTGCAGAAGCTGCAGTTGATGTTTACTATAAGGTTGCGACCGTCGGCGGTAATGTTCCGTTCGAGAATCTGAGCTACACTAAATTAGAGTCTGACTCTCCTATTGTTTATGTTCAGAACGGAAGCAACAAGTTTGTTGATATGACTTTCTCTACTGCTGACCTAGCTGCATTCGACTCTGTTCAGGTCAAGTTGGTATTGAAGTCTACGAACACTTCTGCGGTGCCACGTGTTAAAGATCTACGTGTCATCGCTTGTGCATAATATGGGTACTCTAGTTAAAATTGAAGGTAAGGATGGTCTTGTTCGAGATATCTCCTCTGGGGCTATCTTGAACACCAGCCAAACAGACTACGAGAACTTTTTGGTTAGAAAAAGACAAGCTAAGGCTAGCAAAGAGCAGATCGCAAAACAGACTGAAGAGATAAATAATCTTAAGAATGAACTCGGCGAGATCAAACAAATGCTCATTGCATTGCTCATTAAATAGTTATCTGAACGATTAAGGGATAATAATGGCGACATTAACGCTACGATCAGTAAAAGGAAGTCCACTAACAAACAATGAAGTGGACGGCAACTTTACAGCACTAAACGACGAACTCGCAACCAAGTTAGCGTCGGCTACCTACACAGCATCAGACATCTTGACGAAACTCAAGACTGTTGATGGTTTAGGTTCTGGACTAGATGCAGACTTGCTTGATGGTATGACGTCATCATCAACTAGCGTTGTTAGCACTATTGTTGCTCGTGATGCTTCTGGTAACTTCGCTGGTAATACAATTACGGCAAACAGTTTCAGTGGACCACTGACTGGTAACGTCACTGGTAACGTCACTGGTAACGTATCAGGAACTGCTGGTGGGTTATCTACTACGTTAGCTATCACCTCTGGTGGTACTGGTTCTACTACTGCTGCTGGCGCAAGAACCAACCTTGGTCTTGGCACTTTAGCTACACAGAACGCAAACGCTGTTGCGATTACTGGTGGTACTATCTCCACTCTGACCAACGCCATTGCAATTGCTGATGGTGGTACTGGTGCAAACAACGCAGCATCTGCTAGAACTAACTTGGGTCTTCAAATCGGTGTTGATGTCCAAGCGCAAGATGGTGACTTAACAGCTATCGCTGCTTTGGCTACTACTGGTATGATCGTTCGTTCTGCAACAAACGCTGCAGTCACCAGATCAATTGCTGGGTCTGGTAGCGTAACAGTAGCAAATGGTGATGGTATTCTCGGTAACCCAACTGTTTCTCTTTCACAAAATATTGGTTCTGCAGACAACGTACAACACAACTCATTCGGTGTTGGTACTACAGCTTCTGGTACTACTGGTGAAATCCGTGCAACCAACGCAATTACTGCTTACTACTCAGATGAGAACTTAAAGACACGTCTGGGTAGTATTGAAAATGCCCTAGATAAAGTGGCATCTCTAGACGGGTTTTACTATGAAGCTAACGAAACTGCTCAGTCTCTTGGTTATATTGTGAAACGTGAAGTTGGTGTTTCTGCGCAACAAGTGCAAGCAGTTCTTCCAGAAGTTGTTGTTCCTGCACCGATTAGCGATAAGTACCTAACGGTTCACTACGAGCGTCTAGTTCCACTTTTAATTGAGGCTATTAAAGAACTAAAGAATGAGGTAGATGCTCTCAAAGGAGTTAAATAATGGCAGGTTCATCAGTTCTTGGAGATCAATCTTTATACTTACCTAGTGGTACTACTGCAGAACGCCCAGCGACGCCAACTAATGGTATGCTCAGATACAACACTACATTGGGTATCGTAGAGCAGTACAGCGGAGGTAGCTGGCTTAAAGTAGTTAAAGGCAATCTTGGAGACTTCGCATATAAAGAAGGTCCAGTGTCAGTTGCAGGCGCTTATCGTAATAATTGGAAC